GATTGATCCCCGGTATATGTACGCCATCCCCGATGAAAAGACGCTGATCGGCGGTTGGCTTTATCGAATAGGAACGCGGGCCGTCGTGTTTGACAAGGATGAGATTGTCCACTTCGTAGAATTCAACCCTGAAAATCCCTACTACGGCCTCAGCCCGACGAAGGTTCTGCGAACGCAGTTGATCGCGGATGCGCGGGCGATGGACTGGAACAGGGCATTCTTCGATAACTCAGCGGAGGTTCCTGGTTACCTGAAAGTAGATCGCAAGATCAATCCCTCAGACGCCCGAATGCTGAAAGCGATGTGGGATGAGCAGCACAAGGGCGTCGCTCGGTCGCACGGGATCGCAGTCCTTGGACAGGGCGCGGAGTATAAGAAGGTCGGGCTATCCCATACCGAGATGGGGTTCCGTGAATTGCGCCTGCTTACCCGCGAGGAAGTGCTAGCTGTGCTGGGAGTCCCTCCGATCGTTGCTGGTGTCTCCAAGGAGCAGGGGCTGAACCGCGCCGTCGCTCAGGTCCAAGAGCAGCTTTTCTATGAGAACACGGTCCTTCCTCGTTGCGAGATGATCGAGCGCACGATGAATTTCGGTCTACCCCTTGGCGGCGATAGGATCGGAGTGGCGTTTGACGTAACCGGAATCCCGGCACTACAGGAAGACCAGCAGACCAAGGCCCGGATTGGACGGTTCCTCCAACAGCAAGGATGGACGCTCCAGGAACTGCGAACGAAGTACTGGAACTTGCCTGAAGCTGAAGGCGGTCTGGTTAACGACGTCTTAATCCCGATGAACCTCCAAAGCGCGGGGACCGTCGCACCGGCCAAAGGCGTCCGCAGGGTGAGGGGCAAGATCCTCGACGTTACCAAGCTGGCGAGTGATCCCGACACGTTGCTTCCCGACCCTTACGAATCACTCGTCGATCAGCGCAAGACCCATGCAGAGCATTTACCGATCTTGATGGATGAGGGAGCGGATAGGGGGCATCGTCTCGCTCTTGAGTTGGGGATTACCGTACCGGACGACTGGAGGGGGCGCTACAACTGGCAGCAGCATATTGACCAGTACGTGAACGAACGGCTAGGGGAAAAGATCGGCGGAAAAGGCATTGTTACATCGATCAACGAGGAAACCCGTACGCGGATCCGCAGACTCATCCAGGATGCGATGAGAGAAGGGGAAGGGGTTCCTGAAATCGCCAAGCGGCTCCGGGAAGCGTTTGATGGGATGAGCAAGACGCGGGCCAAGACGATCGCCGGAACAGAACTGCACAACGCCTTGGAGAGTGGACAATTTCAGTTCTATTCAGCGGTCCAGGTTCCCAAGAAGCGGTGGCTCGCCTTCCCGTCTCAAGAGAATCCCCGGCAATGGCACCTAGAGGCGATGGACACCTACGCAAATGGTATCCCGATGGATGAGCCTTTCGTGATGTCAACGGGGAATTCGTTGATGTACCCCGGCGACATCGCGGCTCCGGGTGAGGAGACGATCAACTGTCATTGTGACCTGGTTCCCATGAACGAGGCAGGGAAGGCACCAGACATAACGAGGAAGGACTTCCTCGCCTGGGAGGACGAGCTGCTGACTGACGGAGCGGGCAAGGCATACATAGGGGCGCTGGCGGACTTCTTCCAGCGCGAAAAGAAGCGGTATCTAGATCACTTGGCGACGGTTACAGGACAGGAGGTGTGATGTGAGGAAGCTACTTCTTACAGCGGTGTTGGTGGCTCTATGCGCGTTCGGTGCATGGGGCTTAGATCCAACGGATTATGTCAGCGGGCGGTATTTCACCACGCCTTGGGGAACGGTCCTCGCCGGATTCACCTCGACGGGGCTGTTTGATCTAATCGGCGGGGCGCGGTTTGATAACGTGACGTCGAGTTCGACTTTGACGATCACGGAGGACACGATTACCCTAGTCGGGGATGCCTACAACTACGGAGACTCGTTCAAGATCGGTTACGACAGCGGGGCCTACATTTCGTTTGCGGTCGCGGACACGACAGGGAATGTCACGATCACCCAAACGGGATCTACGAAAAATGTCTCTTGGACGACGGCCGGTTCATTTACTCTCAGTGCGGGGTCCTTCGCCCTAACAGCGGCTTCGCAGACGTTCACAGCATCAACGGCCTGGTACGCCTACACCCCGGCGTTCTACATCGGATACGATTCGGGAGCGTGGCTGAAGATCGCCGTTGCGGACACAACCGGGAACGTCACAATCACACAGACAGGATCAAATAAAAGTGTGACGTGGACAGCGCCCGGGGGTCTCAATCTAGGGACAGGCATCACCGTGACAGGCAACATTGACGACGTTACAGGAACTAATGATGGAGTTCTGTATGTCAGTCAGTTCACGGTTACGTATGCTCAAACTGCTAGCTACACAGTCTGCACGATCCCGGCCAACGCTGACGTATTGAAGATTGAGGTCTTGACGACGACTGCGTTTTCAGGCGGATCGGCGACGACCATTGATATTGGATGGTCAGGTAACACGGATAAATACGCAAACGACCTGGACATCAGATCAGCGGGATATGCGGTTGCCACGGGATACGGATACATGGGCGATGTCGGCGGCTCGGATCGCGACATCCTCGCACAGATCACAACCGATGATTCAGCGGGATCAGCGACCATCCTCGTCTACTGGACGCGCGGGACGCCGGGAACGCCGTAAGGAGGAGCCATGAAATGTCCAATGTGCGGTGCGCCTCTCAAGAAAGGCGGGAAGAAGTGCCCGATGTGCGGATACGTCCTTCCTAAGGAGGCCAAGAAATGAAGATGGTGTGCCCTGAGTGCGGGTTGATCGTGAAGATGTCTCAACCCTCGGGAAAGTGCCCGCGCTGTGGTGCGGACATGGTGGCCTCGCGGAAGATCCGCCTCAAGAGGCGCAAGGGGAGGCGAAAGTGATGGAACGGATGCTTGTAACAGAGGTCCTGGTTAAAGGGGAAAGCGAGCATGTCGTCGTCCCACGGGATGAAATCAAGCGGTTGGTCGAGACGATGCAGCTTGCCGGGGTATTCAAGTTCGGGATCTATCCTCGTGAGGATGTCCCGGATACGGCTGTCAAGGCCGTCCATTCCTTCCAAGGGGACTTCCTGAACCCAACACGGCCTGTGGCTTCGTCGATCATCTCGTCGGCGGAAGTCGATCGCGACGGTGATGTTCTGGAATCTACCGGAGTCATCATCACGGATAACTTCCGACAGAATCCCGTGGTGTTGCCGTCTCATCAGCACACATTCCCCGTGGGGTTCGATCGAAAGCTGAAGGTGAGCAAAGACCGCGTGTGGGCGCAATGGGAGTGGTTGGTAGACGTTCCCGAGACTCCCGCTCAAGTCTACCAACGCCTGTGGGATGCTCACGTTCTTAACTGCACGTCTGTTGGGTTCATCCCTATTCCTGGTGAGTGGGAGGAGATACCAGGGACGTATGGTTGGAAGTTCAATGCGTGGGAGCTGCTAGAACACAGCCCTGTGGTTATCCCGTCCAACCGTGAGGCGATGCGGACAGATGGGATCCGGGACTACGTGCGCCAGTACGCGGAGGCCATTGCTGTTGGACCGTCACCGATTGCCAAGGGTCTTTGGAACGCGGCCGACGCGGCGTTGCGGCCTAAGCAGGTAGCGGTGTCTAAGCTGACTGAACCGGTAGCGGCTGTTTCTTCTGAGCCGTCAGGAACGGAGGACACAGACACCCCTGCGGCGGAACCGATCCGGGTAGACGCAGCCACTATCGAGGAGAAGGGCGTCATCACCTACGGTGCAGCGCACCCGGACGGTACGCCAAAAGCACCGAAGGATGAAGCCTGGGACGGGCCGGCGGAGGTGGCAGCAGCCGAAATCTCCGATCTGAAGGTGATGTGCACCTGGGTTGATTCGGAGAAGCCGGATAACAAAGGCTCCTATAAACTCCCGCATCACAAGGCAAGCGGACATGCAGTCGTTTGGCGTGGTGTAACGGCGGCAATGGGGGCGTTACTCGGCGCACGGGGTGGGGTCAACATCCCCGATGCAGACCGAAAGGGCGTCTACAACCACCTCGCTCGACACTACAGGGAGTTCGACGAGGAGCCGCCTGAGTTCAAGGACTACAGCGCGGAGGAACTGTATCAGCGGTTCCCTGAGCTGTATGCGGACTTCAAGGAAGAGACGCTTCACGATGGAGAGAAGCTAGTCCGGCGGGTGCTTACGGCATGGCGCAGCGGGACATTATCAGAGGATGAGGCAACGTGGCTTATCTGTGGCTACCTAGAACGAATGGAAGCCGAGAAAAACGAGGCAGTAGCGAAGTTGGCCGAGTTAGCGGCCAAAGTGGTCAAAAAGTCAGGAGGTGACAGATGGAAAACCTAACTGAGAAGGATGTGCAGAAGCTCGCAGACGCGGCTCTTGCTATGCTGGATAAGGAGCCGGAGGAGCGTGAATCTGCCGAGGTACGGATCGGAGATCAAGTCTTCACGGTGGAGCCTAAGAGGGCAGACCGGGTAGAGGCAGTCGATCCCGAGCAAGCACAGGAGAAGGATCGGGAGGCAAGCTTCCCGGCGATTCACCCGCAGCCGAAGCAGCCGGACAAGGTTCAGTCCTTCTCGTTCGCCAGGGCGCTGAGTGCGTGTTGGCGGCGGAACTGGAAAGGGGCTGAGTTTGAGCGTGAGGTGCTAATTCAGACGAAGGCCCTCACGACTGACGATGACAGCGCCGGGGGATTCCTAGTTCAGGATGAGCTTCTCCCAGAGCTGATTCCTGAGCTTTACGCTCAGACGGTCGTCCGCTCCCTTGGAGCCACGATCTACACGATGTCATCGGAGAAGCTAAGCATCCCTCGGATGGCTTCAGGAGCGACTGCGTACTGGCTCGACCAGTCCACGCAGAAGACCGAGAGTCAGCCTGCATTTGAGCAGGTGACGCTGAACCTCCGGGAGTGCATCGGGCTTGTCCCGATTCACGAGCGGCTGCTCAAGTTCGCTAACCAGTCGATCGAGACGATCGTTCGGCAGGACTTGATGAAACAGCTTGCTCTCGCTGAGGATCAAGCGTTCATCCGGGGAACCGGTGGAGTGCAGCCTCTAGGTCTGTATTATCAGGCCGGTGTTGGTTCTGCCAATATCGACACGAACGGCGCAGTCCCGACAGCGAGCGACCTGACCGGCATGATGTACCAGATCGAGCTGCTAAACGGTTCTTACAGCGGCTGGGCGATGCACCCTCGCTCGCTGAATACGATTCGGAGCTTGGTCGATGGTAACAACAGGCCGATCTACTACGACTCGATGGCGAGCGGGATACCGAACGGCCTGTTTGGTATGCCGGTCAAGACCACGACCCAGATCCCGATCAACCTCACTGTTGGAACGTCGTCTGACTGCTCGTACATCTAACTGGCCGAGCTACGCAATCGGTGAGGCCGGTGCGATCGAGATTGCGGTCAGCCGCGATGAGAAGTTCAGCTACGACCAAGTGCTGATCCGGGCGGTGCACTACGTAGACGGTGTACCCAAGCAGCCGGAAGAGTTCTACATCCTGAAGGGCATCCGCGCCTAGGAGGTGGAAGATGCAGAGAAACTTTGATGACTTCGCATATGACGGGCAGCTCCTGGCCCCACAGACTATCGCGGGAAGTGGGTCTGAGGTAGATGGCACCGGTGTTGACATGAAGCGGTGCAAGACCGGAGTCGTCGTGTTCGACGTTGGTGCCGTCGATTCTGGGACGACCGTCTCGGTCATGATCCAGAAGTCGGAGGATGACTCGACCTGGGAGGATGCAATCTCCTCGGCCAAGACGTTCACCAATGCGGACGCAAACTCAACGGTGACCCAGGAGGTCAAGAACATGGAGCGGTACTGGAGGATTCAGTACACCGTGACCAACGGAAAGAACGCACTGTTCGGCGCTGTTGCGATCGGTTGGGATGCTCCCGTAGCTCCTATCTCGTAATAGGAGGTTAGGGTGGCTCTAGCTAGCGGTTGGCCGACGTCGGCGGATGTTGCCGCACGTGCAAAAGTGACGTTGACCAACGATGAAACGAGCTATGGGTTAAACGTCGCCACGTTATTAGAACGGGCCTATTGGTGGGCAGCCGAATACTGCCGAAGGGACAGAGAGCTAGGT